TTGGGAGTATCTTAGGGGCAGGATCAAGGAATACGGACTGCGACACAGCACTCTGTCCGCACAAATGCCTTCGGAGAGCAGTTCCGTTGTGTCAAACGCTACCAATGGAATCGAACCTCCTCGCGACTACTTGTCCGTTAAGAAGTCAAAGAAGGGACCTCTCAAGCAGATTGTCCCGTCTTATACAACTCTCAAAGGAAGTTATACCCTTCTCTGGGAAATGCACAACAACGACGGATACATCAAAGTTACCTCCGTGATGCAAAAGTTCTTTGACCAAGCAATCTCAGGTAACTGGAGTTATAATCCAGAGAATTATACTGACAATGAAGTGCCTGTGTCTGAGATGGCAAAGGATCTTCTCACCACTTACAAGTATGGTTGGAAGACCTCTTATTATCAAAATACTTATGACAATAAGAAGGACGGGGATGAAGTAGACTCTACTGTTTCCGAACTTGATCAGTTAATTGAACAACTAGCCACCGCCGAGGAAGATGACTGTGAGTCCTGTAAGATCTGAAGTAGAAGGAATGACCGTATTTAACAAAAGCAAAGTAGATACCAAGAACCAACCTATGTTCTTTGGTCAACCTCTGGGTGTCCAGAGATACGATGAATACAAATACCCTGTATTCGATAAACTGACCCAGCAGCAACTGGGATATTTCTGGAGACCTGAGGAGGTCTCCCTACAAAAGGATAGAAGTGATTACCAAACTTTATCGGCTCAACAGAAGCACATCTTTACCAGCAATCTTAAATACCAAATCATGCTGGATTCTGTCCAAGGGCGTGGTCCTGGGATGGCTTTTATCCCTTACTGTTCACTCCCTGAACTAGAAGCATGTATGACAGTATGGGAATTTATGGAGATGATCCATAGTCGTTCCTATACATATATTATTAAGAATGTCTATTCTAATCCTGGTGATGTCTTTGACACCATCTTGGATGATCCAAACGTTATGTCTCGTGCTGCTTCGGTAACGGAGTCGTATGATGATTTTATCGAACATGCTCATCAGTATGATGGCAGTACCATGTGGGATCTTGCAAGAGAAGGCAATGCTACTGGTCAATGGGAACGTCGTGAGTTGAAGCGTAAACTTTATAGGGCAGTTGCTAATGTCAACATCCTCGAAGGAATCCGTTTCT